CGGTATTGTAATGGGCTCATTGCTCCTATAGACTTCTTCTGCTGCGCTTGCAGGTCGTAAAGGCTGCGTGTCCACTATGATTTCATTCGCAACCTGGTCCTGTTTGCTTGGAGCTCGTAACGGCGGGAAGTAGTCATCCTCTGTTATCTCTAACACCGGCTCATCGCCAGAGAGAAGGAAGCTCTCAATCTGTATCTTTCCGTCCCTGTTTTGGAAGGCAGCGGCAAGCCCCGCTTCCGCAATCTTACGAAGAGCTTCCCGGTGCGATACAGGATTAAACCAGGCATAAGGTACAATGATGTTTTGCAGGGCCGTGTCTATGATGTACTGGTCACTTGTAAGTCCNGCGTCCTGGAGCACGATTTCCGCCAACTCGTACAGGCTCTTATNCTGCAGGACCTGGCTGGTCTGATACGTCCCCTTCCTGAGCAGTTCCATGCGGTCCCTTGCAGTTACGGTCGCTTCAAGGCTGTCGTCCGGACTATNCCAATCCAAGCTCCAAAAAACTCCAAGAGGTACCCATTCTTGTCTATACATTACTTCCTGCCATGTTGCCATAGCATCATTCCTCCACCAAGTCTTCATGCCCAAGGTCAACCAATATCTGCCTAACCTGTTCCTTAATTTTTTCAGGTACATCAGCAAAGTTTTTCTTACCCTTGATGATAAGTGTTGCATATACTTTTGCCATAGTTTTAACCCTCCATTAACTCATAAATTTCAACAAGTGCAAGCTGTGTATCAGTAAGCTGGGTGTCCAGCAATTCAATATNTTCATCCTTTTCATATTGAATCATGTCATATTCATAACCAATAAATTCATTTTCTTCACCAACATTTTCACTGACTTCAGTAATGTTTTTATGAATCCATACACTGAATTCATCAATAACCATGGGCTTTGGTCTTATTGTGCTTCTTACCCTTCCATAATCCTTCATTTTAATCCACCTTTCTTTTTAATATATTTTTCATAAGATTTTCCATGTCATAAATTTTAGGATATAAATTACCGTATCTTTTCATAGNCTTCCCACCAATTGTTGTATGCACTATTCCCGAATCTTCAAACGGTTTATTGAAAATTAANNTTCAATAAACCTACCAATACAGGATTAGTTTTATTTCTATGTTTTGCCAAGAGGCAGGGCAAGTAAAAAGCATAGTATAAATTTATTTTAAGTGCATTTAGTAGCTGCCTGCTGATGTTACGATTACGATTAGCTGACNAATTATTCACATTCCAATAGAAACTGCCTGCATTAGAACCATTATTCCATTGACTGCCTAATTGAGAAACCTGAAATAAGTAAAAAAAAATATTCTTTTTACTTGCCCATAATATTCCATAAATTGTCAATTANCTTTNGGGTACATACAGCAGCCGCCCGCCGACGTAACGATCACGATAAGCCGACGAACTATTCACACCCCAAAAGAAACCGCCCGCACTAGAACCTTCAGTCCACCGACCGCCCAACCGAGAAACCCGCCAGCCGGATGAAGCATGGTCTTGATAAAAATAATCACCAACAGGTAAACTTGAATTTCCAACTGTTTCTGATGGTAAGAATAAGAAATCACAATCTTCACTGTATCCAAAGGCTGATACATAACCATNTGCTTTTGCAAGTGTGAAACCACAATTTTTATAAGGTGAGGTTTTAATATCATCAGCAAAGCCACTATCAGCCCAATAAGCTTGATGGATTCCTTTTGCTTCAATGTTAAGTCCATCAATCCACTTCCATATATTACCCCAAAAGTTTTCTTCACCCCTATAGGTTACAGAAACCAATCCGTTTGTTCCATCAGCCATTCCTGAAGCATTACCTAAATTAGTTGTTGCCCCTGTTATTTTAGATTCATTTCCTACACCATCGGCTTTATTTACAACACCCAAACCTATATTTGCTTGTGTATTGAATGAAGCATATTCAATAATGAAAAGCATTTGGGTTACTGATGCAGATAGAACATCTGACAACTGCCATCCAGCGCCCCTATTATTAGCAAGCTTTCTTGCGTTTGCCCTTGTAAGGTTTTGAGTTAATCCGCTTGCTGGTTTAGCATTTGCAATTGATGAGAATTTATCTGCGTTGAAATCAGCAACCTGTTCATCATTTAATAAATAGGTTCCCGCTGATACATCATAGATGCTGCCTTCATAGGCTGATAAGTAAATCTTATCAACTTCAACCCCGTTTCTAACAAAAGCAGGATGAACCTTAAACCCAACCTTTGGTGTATCAGAAACATAATATCTTGCCTTTCTTAAATGATAGCCAATGCCATCAGTGATTGGTTCCAATTGTAAAGGAACAACCTTGTAATAGAATTTTGGTTGTTCAACCATTACCTGCNCTGGTGTGCCAACTGGATAAGTTACACTATTTTTTGTTATTGCCTGTGTTAATTTCCCCGTTTCCACATAACCAGGTTCACCATAATAAGCAAGAACCTTTCCATCATCAGTTACAATGCACCTTTTTCTTCCACCAAAGGCTTTGATTGAATCAAAGTCTGCACCAGGTGTTTTTCCAACTGCACCTGCAAGCCTTGTAAACTTTTTATTCTTAAAATCCACTTCAACACCATAGATGTCATCTTCCGTATAGCCAATATAACCTTTTAAGTCCGCATAATCTGCCTTATGCGATTCAAATTCTGCATGAATATCCTGTTTAAAAGTATCATAATCTGCCTTATGTGCATTAAACTGATTTGTCAAATCAACTACATCAATAGCTTCAAGTTCTTCTTTCAACCGTTGCAGAATAGCAAATTCAGACGTGCTTTTCACAGCATCCTCGGTTATCAGGTCTTTTTCTACNNTGAACANAAANCNNGCGGTTGTAAGNCTTTCGTTNGCACCTAACAACTGAATGGTTGCTATCAGTTTTCCAGGGGCTGCAATTTCGTTTGTACCGAGATAATACGTCAGCATATTTGTCGCTTTCTGCATGTCNCCCTGNACNACTNTACCNTCNGCTTTTGAGAATGTTATTGTTGCGCTTGATACTTGAGAATAATTGATTTCAGTATCCCCATCAAAAACTCTGACGTTCAGTTTATATACGCCCTTGTCGTTTTGAACAAAAGTAATTCCGGTATCAATCGCCCGTTCCTGCGGCAATCTGACGCTGATATTATGTTCTTTCAGAATCATCATCTCACAACCTTTCCTAATACGATGTATGTTCCGGAGACTTTAACAAGAAGTACCCTGTCGTTGACGGTAGGTGTATACGAATCCAGTCGGGCATACAGTTTTCCGCTTGCCGTTTCCTCGCCATCGAAAAGAATTGAAGGAAGCCCATCAGTCACACTGACTACCCTGCCAAGTTTAAACGGGTTTTTCGGGTCCGGCTGATTCATCTGAATAAATTCTTCAGCTGTCGGAATCATATATGAATCACTCTCCTTGTTTCGTGCCGCATCTTGCCAGAATGCGACAATGTCATTGTCCAAGATGTTTCTGTGTAATTTGCAGCTATCCCATGCCCTGTATGCTCAATGAAGAGCATATCGAGATAGCTATGATGAGGCATATTCGCTGTTTCAAAAATGAACTTCCCATATATCTGGCTGGCTTCGTATGCATATCTCCGAGCTAAAGCATCAAGCGTTGCTTGGTCATAAACATCATCAATCTGTCTGAAATCNACAATTGTTCNTCCACGGCTGACAGTACTTGTTNTTGACGCCGGAATATCATTGACGTATACACTCCTCAAAGGTTCTCGTTCCGGGTTTGANGCAACGACTACCCANTTNTTCGGCACCGAAAAAGCATCTTCTTCCTTTATGCTGCCGGGATGAATGATACTCAACTCGTCATTTCTATATTCGTATTCTGCTTCTCGCTCCGACGGGATTATGTATGGTTTCGAAACAAAGAATCCATTCTCGTCGACCCAAATAGAAGTATAGTTGATTTCGGCAAGNAGCTGGTTCACCGCAGACAGTTTGTCGGTTCCGATTTCGAATTCTTTGTCAGTTGCTGTTTCGGCTGAAATATAAGGAATGTTGATTTTCCATATTCCTGCACTGTTCAGTATTGACGTTATAGCGTCTATATACAATGTTCCGGCAGGAATGAAATGTCTATCGTCAAACTTGTCCTCAACCAAAATCAGGCTCGCATCNTAACATTCCGTCTCCCGGAATTTCTGTCCGTTTTCAATCCGTTCNGTTGGAGANGACATCAGAAAAATTCCGAGCGACCATTCAGCCCAGCCACCGTCTGGCATCTGTAAAAGAAAGACTGGCCGAATCCTGTCATTCAGCCAGTCTATGTCGTTAATCTCCTTTATTGTGAACCTTGCTGTCCTTTTTATCTGTGCGAGGCTGTTCATTGTTATTGTCCCGCTGGGCTGGACAGTTAGTTCGCCGATTTTGATGTCGTTCCGGTTCAAATGGTCATACCGGAATTTTATTACCCTATTCCCATGAAGCTGTTNTTTCACTTCTTCCGCAGTATATCCATTTACAGCAAGCGAAATCATGTTATTTCCACCGCCTCTTTGTGGTCTGTCGCGGCAATTGTGAATGATACAATGTAACCATTTATCATGTCCTTAATCGTTATGTTTGTAATAACCCCGTACAGTTTCAAGCCTTTTTTGTCACGATACAGGACAACGTCTTTCTTTCTTGCCGCTTCCATAATTTTTTCAACCTTTGCAAACCGTCTGAAGAAGTATGTCAGCGAAAGGTTGATGTCTGTAAATTCCGACATTTCGGAAACCGGAAGCTCTCTACCGTCATAATGATTCATTGCACCAACAGGAACACAACTTAAATCTTTATCGGGAACAGAATTTAAGTTATATTTTAGCTCTATCACTTCTTCCCCGACATTGAGCAAACCAATTCTGAATGCCGGAATGCCTATGACGACATCACTATCTGCAAAGCCATTTCCTGACAAAGCCCGGACAAAATATCTGTATTCTTTGCCGTTTGCAACGGTGTTGTCATAGTATTTTTGTCCTGTCGCCTTTGCAATCGGTATATTATCACGATATATATATGCGTCTCCCTGAACATTGCCGATTGTCAGCTCAAGCCCATGATGCGAACGTTGCACAGCAAGAATCGGTTTTTCANNCTTTATCGTTGCAATTGTGAAATTGTAATCCACCCAGTCGCTCCACAAATCAAACTCATTTTTTACTCTGAGTCTTGCCGTGTAGTTCCCATCATGCAGAAAATCTTTCACTCTGAAACTTCTAACGTTTATCCCCGGTTGTGAGCCTGAATCATAAACAACTTCATCGTCTTTCAATATCTGTATCTGAAATACCTGCTGTGTTGCTACACTCCATGTCACTGCCGGGCGGCAATTGTTTGTCACGGAAACGATCGCCGGAACAGCAACCTCGCCAATACAATAGAATACCGCCGTGTCACTCCACGGCCCGACATCATTATCCTGATTGTACGTCCGGACTCTCCAATAGATGTTCCCGGATGGGAGAGTTCCTCCTGGCATCTCATAGTAGGTATTTGTAGTTTCTTGAGAAATAGTATTCCAGTTCACCTGATCGGTACTCCACTGCAAATCAAATTTCTTCTGCGTTCCACTCATTGCACCGACGTACTGCCAAGTGAACCGGATTATTTGCGTATTGTCTCGGTACTCACCAATTGGGCTGACCAATACGGGTTTTCCCGGGGGAAGAATTTCATACGTAATACGGAGAACTGGCTTGTTTGTGTTTTCTCTTGAATGGAATTCCGCAAATGCGGAAAGGTCTCCTGTATATACGTATTGCAAAAATATTCCTTTTGTAACTATTTCGCCATTTGCTATGCCTGCAATGATATTATTTTTTGTGATATCGATTTCAACCCAATTATTTGCAGGCATGCCTGAAGGTACTGATGTTCCGCCTATTCCCGGAAGATATTTGTTCCCTTGATTTCCGTAATTCGCTGTATTTTCTTCCCAATCTTTATCATTGATTCCGTAGTACATCTTAG